GTCCCAAGCAGAAACATCGGTACTACATAACGACATTTCATCTTCCCTCTTAGAAAACCAAGAGTATAATTGTTGGAGGCCAGAATCATTAAGGCCCATACCAGGTTTAAATGACGTGTAGTCACACATTGAAATCTCGAGTTTGTTCTGTTTAGAGAACAAAACTCGTTCAATCAATGAAGTGACCAACGAGATCGACATGATCAATCGCAACCTATTAAACTTAAGTTTCTCCTCATTATGGGGTTCATTCTTAACAAACAAATAGATAGCGTCACAAAAACCTTGATGAACAAGCTCTAAAGAACTCAAATCCTGGCATCTACTTAAAAGCATAATCCTAAGACGAGAAAGAACAAGTTTAATCAAGGCACGGGCTTGTGATGTCCAAACACCCTTCTTAGGCCCATAGATATTCAAGGGGACACCAGGCGTACTGTCCTGAACAGAGATCAGGATGGCCTTGTGTATAGCTTTCACTAAACTAGGAGCGGAGGATGTCTGTTGAACACCAAGTTCCAACCAACTAAAAGACTCAATTATGAGGGAGTCAAATTCACTAACAGATAGCACTAAACCATCTCTCATGAAAACCTCAGGTGTACCATTAGGTAGGCACTCACCATCTAGTCCATAACTAGCCTTCCAACCTAACTCGAGTTCGAGTTTTGCTTTCTCAACAGCGATTTTCGCTGCCGAGACCGTAGGCGTTTCTCTTGAGACGTCAAAACGGGAAGCTTGGTAGGTAAGGGAGGCAAGGACACCTTTTGGGCCTCTGTTCGGCCAGTCCCACTCTTTGGTTTCTGGAAACCAATAATGGGCAAAGCTGGCGTCAGGCTTGGAAGAGCAACCCGGTGTAGGATTGCCGATTCCAGCGTGACAGATGACACCATTGGTATCGGAGTAGATAGAGGAATCAGATCGGAAGAACTGATAACAGCCGAGCTCAAAGAGCTCCTGTGTGGTCGTAGGACACTCGCACAGCTTAATGGTATTGGCGGCTGAGTTACTGTGATTCCCAGGCCGTTCCGAAAATCCTGCGAACCCTCAATGGCATTTTCATTACCATAGAAAGTCCCTTGATGATAAGTCTTATTAGTGCCGGTTCCCCAGGCACGATAAGCATCACCAACACCTTCGTAATCTGCGTCCATTTCATCATAGTTACCCCCAGCGGACATTTCTTTAAAATATTCGTTGAGAGCATACTTATCCTCTCGAGCAAGATATTCATAGGCGGTACCATAATACTCAATATCAGAGTATTGTTTCCCACTCCTAAAGAAATCTCTCGCAACTTCCTCACCTCTTTCAAACCACGCAGAAGAATCATCACCTGGCTCAGCTGACTCCAAACGAGTTTGTTTAGAAATTCGTTCTAGAGCAGACAAAATATGAACTAAATCAATGCCAACATTAGTTGGTTTACCATCAATCAATTCACTTTTAAGGTGCATTCCTATTACTAAATCCTTGTCATTAAACAAAGGTGAACCGGAAAAACCCGAACCAGTACTAGCAGCATGGGAAAAATAAGGGGCTTCTAATGTCTTAGAAGGACCCTTAGCGGTGAACCAATTCGTTCCATCACATGTACCATGTGTTGTGACACGCATAGCATTCTCATATTTGGAACCCTTAGCCACCTTAGCGCCGGCAAAATGCAACATATGTGAATCAGAAAAGACCACAAAGTCAAGTTGGGCGCTTGAGGCTATT